CCAAATTGCTTGCCATGGATAACTGCCACCTGTTCCTGTTGAGAATACTCTTGCTGTTCGTGTGTTCGTATATATCCAATTTGAACCGTCCCAATATACACGCTCTTCTCCGTAAGTGTAATCTGTTTTACCATTAACAGGAGAATGTGGTTCCATCTTACGCCAACTTTGGCCACCAACAAATCCAGAACCTGGATTTCCTGGTGTATTATAGAAAGGACCATCCATTAGAACCCAAGCAGTTGCATTTGGTTCAGCCGCATTGGCTGGATTATCACTACCTATTCCTGGCGGCGGTGGATTGGTAATTCTTAAAGAAGGTCCGGTAACTCTTAATCCGCCTGTTATTCTTGCCATTTTTAATACTCAGTAATCGTTGTTGTGTAAGTATACAAATCATTCGCATTTGCTGTTGGTGGATTCGGTTCGATTGCAATCTCTGCCATCTTCTGTGATTTAGTACCACTTAAATTATATCCAACAAATGTATAACTTGCATTATTATTAATACTATAAATTGGTTGTGATGAAATAAAGTTACCATTGATGTTTGTCAAGTGTAATATATTATTCTTCCAAAGAACAACTTTACCTGTCGCAACTGCATTACTGTATGAAAATCCTTGATATACTGTTTCACCAACTTGATACTCACCAATACCTGGTGTATCCATGTCGAATGCAACAATATCTTCTGGTCCAATATCATTCAAAATATTTGTAATAGAAGTCTTAATGATACCAGCAGAAGATGTTTTGCCAAATATAAAACCTTTGGCTGTGAAGTTAAGAGTCCAGATAATCATTCTGGTTTCTTGGTTTCTATCACCTTCATAAATGATTTCATGTTGTGTATTATTTAGAATTATTGGTACCTCTTTCACGATACCCATCTCAGGAATCAAATTAAGTTTGATTGTATAATCTGGTGTGAAGTATGGAATAATATGTTCTAGTACCTGTGTGGCATCCTCAATGTTTCTTACATACAGATATAGAGAGAAATCAAAATTGTAAGGTACAGGATTGTATTGAGCCACAACACCTTTTGAAGTCTGTGCAAAGTTCTTAGTGTTTGTGTTTTGTTTTCTTGTTGAATCATAAGATAGACCTGTCATTTCAAAAGATAATCTTGGTAATGCCACTTGAACTTTTTTATCCAAATCTAAGTCATCTTCAAGACGCATCACATATCGTTCTTTGGTTGCATAAGCAATTGGTATCAGAAAACGTTCTGCTTCTGATGCATCAGGATTATATCTGACTAAAGTGATATCGTTGAACAGGTTGCCAAAGCCAACAACCATTTTACGAATGACACGGTTATATTGTGGTGTTGACATTAGATTGTATAACCTTTGTGTTTTTTTCTTATTCCATTAAAAACCATTATCATATTTCCGTGACTAAGTTTGTTTTCTCTACAAAATTTACTTAAATTGAATATAGTTATTTCTTTACCATTTATATCTTTAAATACCCAAGTTTTAGATTTTAAGTTTGATATTTTTTCGGAATGTTCTTCCGACCTTTTTTTCATTTTTCTACCTATCTTAGATATACTTATTTTTTTACGAGATTCTTCACTTAATTTTGTACCTAATTTAGATTTTTTTTGTTTCTCTCTAATTATTTCTTCTTTTCCTATTCTACCAGTCAATGCTTTCCAAGCTATTTCATCTTGCCATTTTCCATATTTTTCCCATAATAAACGATGAGCTTCTGCATGTTCTTCAACAGTCAGTTCTACTAGATTGGATGGATCATCGGTACCGCCCATATGTTTTGGAATAATATGATGTTTATGATACATGATTATAAAGAACCAAATGGATTGGATTCTGTAAAGTCTAATATATTATTAGCTTGAGTTTCTAGATAAGCATTATCATAGGTTTCATTTCTTGTAGAATCTTTTAATGGATCAAATGAAATCAATGTGTGTCTTGCATTACTTACGGCACCAATGATTGTATGACCATCAATAAATTCACCAGCAATATTGGTAACACTCAATACCTGAGTCACGTTGTTCCAATGTTGTACAACAGCAACTGCCGTAGCATTTGCTTCTGTCTGGTCTGGTGCTTGGTATACAATTTCTTTTTGTGTATAATTGTTTGCACCGTGCGATACATTCAACTCTATGGTATAACCAGATTGAGTAACTGCATCATCCACTTCAAACACACCAGTTTGAATTTCTTCTTGTGAGTATTTGAATTTCTCAAGTTCCAATTCATAGAAGAATGGAATCTTACGGCCTAATGTAAAGAAGTCTTTAGTATGATTCACAAATTTAATTTCAAACAATTCACCTGTACCATTTAAAAATGGCACATACACCAAGTCACCTTCTCTTGGTCGTGTGAATTCATTCTGTGGTACTCGTTGTGAGAAAGACCTTTTTGATAGAATAACTGTGGCGTTGTTTTTGATTTCAAGGCCAAACTTAGAAAAGAATTCTCTTTCACCTGAATATTCTAATGAACTAGATAAGTAAAATTCAACAGGAAATGCTGACTTGAATTTCTTAACTGGATCCTCACCGTACAATATGTCTCTATCTTCTGGATTAAAGATTGGACAATAGTACGCATCAAAACCCATAATCTTTATGGATTCTACGATGAGGTCTTCTACAACTCGTTGTTCAACCTGTGAGTTGTAGTTATTAAAATAAACAGATGTTGCCATCTTAGTTCATCATCCATTCCAGAGGACCACCGTAATTAGTAATCATTTCTTCTTCAAGGCGTTTCTTCTCGTTCATGGCTTCATCAAAGATTATATTACCATTTAGTTGTACACCACCTGGCAATTGAATGCCGGCAAACTTTTTAAGGTTGGCACCCCATTGAATTTTGATTAATGTGGTAGCATATTCTTTTAACCATCGGTCATTCCATACCATACCATATTTTTCTGGATCCACAATCGCATAACATTCGGCAATCACATGAGTACCGACTGGTGCTTCTGATGCACCCCAAGCCCAATCAATGTAGAGTCTCTGCATATTACGCACAAAACGAATTGGAACTTCACCAGAGAACATCAACTCAAGTGAACGTAGATGTTGTTGTGTTAGTGTATAATTGATGTAGGACGCAGAGGTGAAGTCATACAACTCATTCAGACGGAGTTGGTACCTCAGGTCAAACATATTAATGGATGACTGTGAATCGGTAACTGGAAATATACGGGTGATACCAGTAATTTCTAAAGTATTATTGGCTCTGTCTTTTGCCTGTGTTAAATCCAAATAACGGTTGTCAATGTCCGTTTGGTCAATTGATTTAACATAATAGACTTTTTGTAGACCATCAAAGTGGTAGTCTTGGTAATAGAGCAGAGCATCATCTATACGGTCTTCAATTTGGTCATCATCAATATTAATTTCAATTACAGGAAAGCCTAGTCTACGTAGACAATAATCTTTGAATGCTGTTCTTGTGGTTGTTTTGGCCATTTAATTTACCCATAGTTTTATGGAGTATTTATTGTTCTAAATTTACCCACGAAAGAGTTTCTTCATTCCATGTAAATGGTCCGCCTTCTGTTGGCATTGCTGTTGGTGCATCCCACAAACAAGTTTCTTCATTCAATGTCCAACTTGCAAATGGCTGTGGTGGAATGAAAGCATCTCGTTGAGAATCGTATGTGTAACCGATACCAGCATAGTTCTTGCGTAATGGTCGGCCTTCTGGATGTTCACCGCCTCTGGTGTTGTATGAAGTTTGTACCCAACCAGCAGGATCTCCGAGAGCTCCTGTCTGAATGAAATCTTCCTCGGCTACAATCACTTGAGTAACGATTCCGTTTTCTACTTTTGCATAATGACTCATGTTTTCTCCTTATCTTGCGTTAGCGTATTTAAATGGGTTTTCTGCGAAGGCAGCATATATGTATGTTGCACCACTTGTATTAATACCACCACCAGATGCTCTAAGTTTAAATCCATTGCTTAAAACATCCCATAATTGTGCGGAAGAATTGGTTTCTACTGCAGACGAATCGGCATAAAGTGTTGTGTTTGTGGTGCTTACATTGTATGGAAATCTAGAAGTGTCTTGTATTAACCAATCTTCACCAGCCGCAGAAGATTGTTTAATCATTATCCAACGAGGTCTAAAACCCGTGTAAATAAAAGGTCCATCACTAGACCCGTTACCCGTGTACGAACCAAAGGCTGAATAACCTGATACTGGCACAAAGCAGTAAGCTACATAGGTATTGGTATTACCGCCAGTTGAATACCCAACACCATTCCCTGTTGTAAAAACAGTTGATGTTGGGTCTGTATTGTTCCAAAAACCAATATCAGTCGTAGTTGCCGCTGTTGAATTTAAATACAACGCTTTTGTATTTCCCAAAGAAGTGTGATAAACAGCCCAATTTATTCCCGGAGCGTAATTTCTGTTTTTAACAATAATCATTGATGGGGTGACGCCTAGTCCGTGACCAATGGTATCTGGATAAGAAATTTTTCCTGTCCAAGTCACTATACTAAAACCAGCAGTAGGGTTTGCACTTACACTTGATGTTATTGTACCAGAAGTATTTGTTACGGCAGTAGTATTGGATGCTTTCCATTGCCACGCAACATAAGTGACACCACTTTCATTTAATGCCGCATTAGGATTAGAACCATCAGTTCCAGCGTTAGCTGTAAAGCCTGTGGATGTATTAGTACTAATGTATCCGTATTGTGCTGATACAGTTCCTTCTGCCTGAGTTAAGCTAGTTACCAATCCTTTGGTGCTACCAAAGCCACGATTAGAATCAAACAAAGCAGAACCATAAGCGGCTGACCTAGCTTTACCCCAAATAAAATCAGGCTGAAACGACACCCCGTTAACTGCATTGTTGATTGTTTGTGTTACACCTGTACCCGTATAAGTCGTAGCCGCCATCACAGTACGACCATCGGGAATTGCATATGTTGTTGCCATGTTTTATTCCTTACATGTTGTATGTGTTGAGGGCTACAAAGCCACTTGGTGGTGTGTAGATAAAGGGTTGTTGGCCATAGTTGGTATTTCCAGCATCTGTTCCACCATTTAACAAAACAGCAAATGTCCAATTTGAATATGATGAAGACATATTTATTGTGCCTTGTAATGAATTGTTTTTATAAAAAGCAACCGTTAAAGAATCCATGTTTAATGCAACACCAATAACATCTCCTGTCGTATAAGTGGCATAAGTTGCGGCAACAGTACTTGTATAAACAGAACCGTTACTTGCGTAAATAACACGGCTATTTTGACCAGTTCCAACATCAGGTCCATTACTATTGTTTCCTAAAGCAAAAACGCCAAAATGTACTGTGTTACTAACGCTACTTGGAATAAATTCTGCATAGAATTTTCCAGAATTTACACCAATTGTTCCGCTTACACTTGATTGGCTAGAACCGTAAGTAGCAGTCAAATTGCCATTTGAAATAGTTGGGCTTCCTTTGGTGTTCAAAGGATTCAAAGTGTTGAAGTTAGCCGCTGTCGCACTTGTTAGTGTTGGTACATCAGTCATGCTGTCTTGACTATAAGAAATAATCACAATACCCGAACCACCAGGATCAGAGTTTGCTAATCCAGTAGCGTTACCTCCTGAACCACCTCCTGTATTAACTCCTCCAGCAGTACCGTTACTACTAGTTCTTGAACCATTGCCGCCACCTCCAGAACCACCTGTACCTGGTGTGCTACCGTTTGCTGTAGTAGCACCTCCACCACCACCGCCAGCATAAGTTCCACCACCTAAAACAGAAGATACGGTTGAACCTGAGCCGCCATTACCTCCGTTTTCAGCGCCAGATGCGGCACTACCAGCAGAGCCTGCGCCACCACCTCCACCGCCACCTCTAGTACTACCTGTACCGCCGTTATTACCTTGACCTGATGTACCAGAACCACCAGCGCCATTTCCATAATTACCGCCACCACCAGAACCACCACTAGAACCAAAGCCGTTACCGCCGCCAAGTGATGTAATTGAAGAAAATGTAGAGTCATTACCATTTGAACCTGCACCACCACCAGCGCCAATTGTTACTGTGTATGTACTACCTGGTGTTACTGATAATGTTCCTGTTCTAAGACCACCTGCGCCACCACCAGCAATATAACCACCGCCACCGCCAGCAACCACTAAGTAGTTAACGCTAGTAACACCAGAAGGTGCAGTCCATGTGGTTGACGATGTAAATGTTCTTATGGTAGACACAGCAGATGTGCCAGAAATGTTATTTGTTGTCCAGTTATTTCCGTTAGGACTGAAATCATATCCTAATGTTGTTGCACTGGTTGTATTACTGAAAGGTAAGTAGAATCCGTTAGTACCATACGAACCACCATAGGTGATTGGTTGCCATACACCATAAGAATTGAATGTTCCAAAACTGTTTGGTGTTAGGGCTTGTCCGTCAACAAAATTGACTTCTGCCATGTAACCGTCAAAATATTCGGTAGTGTTATAAGGAGCAACTCTGCCAATACCGACTTGATATGTGTCTGTGTTTATAAATGTATCAGTATTTTGAGATGGATAATTTGTTGTACTAAAAGAAGTTACTTGTACGCCATTCACAAATAATTTAATTCTATTGCTAGATGTGGCTTGTGTAGTATCTATTTGGACAACAATGTGATACCAAGCCGCTGGGTCACGAAATACTTGGGTAGTTATTAACTGGCCGAGATAAGAACTGCCACTATACAAAGCAATTTCAATAGTATTGTCATTCAAAAAAGACCAGTAACTTTGGTAATTTGATGGTGTGGGGTAAACAATAGTTCCAAACAGATTTTGTTTAGTTGTTAAATTCCCACGTTTTACCCAAGCACTATATGTATATGTTCTTCTATTTCCACTTGTTTGTGTTCTACTCAAATATGCAGATGCGCTTGCTCTGATACGCAAAGAGTTGTTTACATACTTGATTGGTGTCAGGTATCCGCTTGATGTGAATGTGTGGATTACATTACCACCAGAGATAGTCACAGTACCACCAGCCATTTGCTGTGTAGAACCTGCGTAAGAGATGATTACAACACCAGAACCACCATTGCCACCTTTTGCTGCTGAACCTGAAGTGTCGCCACCTCCACCACCACCAGCACCTAAGTTACTTGTTCCATCTGTTCCTGCTGTTGGTGAATTATTACCGCCTGCACCGCCACCACCAGTTCCACCAGAACCGCCAGTTCCACTAAAAGAACCACCTCCACCACCGCCTGCATAAGTTACAGATGAACCTGATATAGATGAGGCAACGCCACTACCACCATTACCACTTGATTGTCCTGATGCACCTACTGAACCCGCACCACCACCGCCACCGCCTCGATAAGGAGAACCGTCATAACCATTTCCGCCTGCATAACCTTGGTTAGCGGTTCCTGCAGCACCAACATTTGGTCCTCGACCCGATCCGCCACCAGAACCTCCTGTTGTTGGGTCTGTTGCATTATATGGTCCACCGCCACCGCCACCAATAGAAGTGACACTAAAGAAAACTGAATTAGAACCAGAACCACCAACAGAATCTCCGCTTGATGGACTTACTCCACCAGCACCAACAGTCACAATATAAATTGAATTTGTATCAATAGTTAAAGGTGTTTCAGCTGAAGCCCCACCACCTGATGTTCCGGCAGATGTTCTAAAACCACCAGCACCGCCACCACCATTTCCTGCTTTATTTGCAACAGATGTAGCACCACCACCGCCGCCAGCAACAACTAAAAAGTTTGCTGAAAGTGTAGATGAAGCTGTCAAAGGAGAAAGAGTACCTGATGTGTTGAATGTGTGAATAACATTAGAACCACTTGCAGTAACTACACCGCCACCAAATCGTTGTGGTGCTGGGTATGAAACGATGACAACGCCAGAACCACCATTGCCACCATCACCGCCAGAAATAGAACCTCCACCACCGCCGCCACCAAGGTTGGCAGTTCCAGAAGAACCAGCACCGGCGGATGTGCCGTTACCATTTCCGCCGCCACCTGAACCGCCTGTGCCGGCAGAACCGCCTCTTGAAATCGAACCGCCGCCACCACCGCCACCAGCGTATGTTATACTTGATCCAGAAATACTTGAGGCTGTTCCGCTGCCACCATTGCCTCCGTTATTTACTGTACCTGCGCCACCGGCTGAAGAAGCGCCACCGCCTCCACCGCCAGCACTTCCGTTTTGGCCAATACCACCATTGTTACCTTGTCCTACTGTACCTGTACCAGCAGAAACACCTTGACCACCACCACCTGAACCGCCATTATTACCTGCTTTGGATGTGTCACCCGCACCGCCGCCGCCACCAATTGAGGTAACAGAAACAATACTAATTGCTGAATTGGAACCATTGATACCATTTATAGCATTGACATCACCTGCACCACCAGCACCAACTGTAATTGTGTATGAAAGAGTTGTATTAAGTGTTGCTGTGCCAGTTAAAAGACCACCAGCGCCACCGCCAGCACCTAAGTCACCACCAGCACCACCGCCACCAGCAACCACAAGGTAACTAGCAGAGACAGTAGATATACCTGTCCAGCCAAATGCTGCTAGTGCTGCGGCTCCAACTTTTGATAAACGTGGCATATTATGCGAACTTGGTTTGCGAAGCTAAAATTGTATATGTGTTTGATGCTGTCTTAACAATCACATATGTGTATGAATCAACAGCAGAAGCATTACCAGAAGTAGGTGCTGTACCGCCTTGCCACTTAGGACTTACTGAGTTACCATCTACTGTAACAGCAGAGTTGTAATAGGCAGTAGAACCATTTGTTACTAAGAATGTGGTTGATAGAGATTGACCAGTAGACATTGTGCTGTCTAAAGTTGTTGTACTATTACCTCTGAAGTTAACAGTAAAGTTACCGCTTGCGTTTGTTGTGTAATACAAAACTACTTGAGTTAATGCATCAAAGTTAACTGTACCTGTTGCTGCTGTTGCGGAGACGTTTGCTGTCTCTCTCATTGTTGTCACAAGAGCATTCGTAACTGTTGGTGTAGTTAAAGTTTTGTTTGTAAATGTTTCTGAACCAGCCAGAGTTGCTAGTGTACCAGTAGTTGGTAGTGTTAGTGTAGTTGCACCAGTTGCAGTAAATGTTTGAGTGTAACCACCAGCGTGTGATACGTTAGCAGTTAGTGTAATCGTGTTTGCACCATTGTTGACACCAGTACCACCAGCATCTGGAGGTACTAAGTCACCAGATTGTAATTCTTGTATTGTTGTTCCATTAAGAACCAGAGGGTACTTTGATGCCATTTTATTCCTTAACTTGCCGTTACATAGATTGTGGTGCCACTATGATTCAATATTGGTAAATTACCACTTGTATTCAAAGCAACATTTACAAATGCTGCTGAGCGGCTGTATATATTTATTGAACTAGGACCAGTCGGTCCAGTAGGACCTGTTGGTCCAGTTGCACCAGCTACTACGTTAGCAATCGTTGTTGATAATTTTGTTGCCATTTTATGTTAGTGAGTTTGCTTCTTGTTGTGCCTGATATGCCGAGATAACTTCTTCAGTCCATATTGTTGAAGCAATTGTTTGCACTCTTGAATCTTCATGTGAAATGTCAGAACCTGGTGCATATACATTGTAATGGGGTTTTTGTTGTATTACTGTTTCATCTCGCATAATACGATTTAATCTACACACTTCTATTTCATTTAGATTATTAACTGCAATATTTTGTATGATTGTATCTTCTGTCAATGCCATATTTTTCCTTTACAATATTGAATAAGTTATACCAAAACCAGAATCAAAACCTTTCACTCCGGACGTAGGCCAAGAATTACCACCTTGTTCACAATATATATCACCATTAGATAGAACCTGCGCCCATATTGTTTGTGATACACTACCGCTAATACCACCTTGTACTGCTGCTTTTGATGCGTTTGCTGGTCTTATTAAAGCCGGCATGCCTGTTAATCTCATGGTACTAGCATTACTTGTTCCGGTAATACCTGCAGCAAGATTGCTTAAGTGAACAATATTACCAATTTTTGTGTAATAGACAGTAGTTGTTGGAGATGTTGTGCATCCTGTTAATGTTCCTGTATAACTACCTTCTCTATAATCATCCAATGTGTTTGCGTCAGATGATGCAGATTGTGTGGCTGGGAAAGTTATGCCAGCTCCACTTGTTGATGGTTGGTTACCACCAACACCTAATGTTCCACCAACTCTTAAATTTGAATCAACAACAACAATACCACCACCCGTATTATCACTAAATCTTATATTGGCTCCGTTACCGTAAACATCCCATTGATTTGTTCCGCCTGCGCCATACATACGTAAACCAGAACCACCAGAACTAGCATATGTGATACCAGAACCTGTGCTAGCAACAGTTAAAGAACCATTAGTATTAACAGTAAGAGCAGCCGTGTTTGCTGTTTGTAATTGTAAAATACCAGACGCATCTCCAGCGGTGACTATACCACCAGTACCTGAACTTAATGCGTTAATTATTGATGCCATCTTACATTACCTTTGCTTTGAGTTCCGCTATCTCTGCGGCTTGTGCGTCAACGATTGCTTTGAGTTCTTGCATTGCCGCTGTTAATGTAACAACCAAATAAGAAGTATCTACACCCTGATACACAGGATTACCATCAGCATCTACTTCATCTTTTACACCAGAAACAGCATGAGGGCATACTTCTGCCAATTCGTGAGCAATAAAACCTTGACCATCTGCACCAGTAGATTTCCAATTCCAATTTACTGGCTTCAATGCAGATAATTTATCCAATCCACCTGTCATAGGTGTAATGTTTTCTTTCAGACGGTAATCTGAAGAAGTATTATATTGAGTATTAGTACCGCCTGTGTTATAGATATTTCCAATTGGCGTAGTTGTAGAGTTTGTTGCGTAGAAATTAACCATTGCACCAGCATCACCACCACGACTCATTGCTAAACAAACACTACCAGTACCACCAATAGTAGGTATATCTAAAAATCCTCTTGCTGAAGTTCTTGCTGTACCAACAATAAAATCACCATTACCATTAGACCAAAATCTTGCATTACCAGCACCATCAGATAACACAATGTAGTTTGATGCCGTGCGAATGTCTAAGGCGCCACCTGCATATCCGTCATATGCACCAATAATTGAATGTCCGCCACCTGTTGTTACGGCAGAACCACAAGCGGGGCCAATAAACGTATTGAGTTGTCCAGTTGTTTGGTTATACCCAGCCTGATACCCTACTGCTACGTTATATGCGTTAATATTTGATGTTCTGTTTGATGAATAAAGAGCTTGATAACCTACTGCTGTGTTGTATGATGCTGTGGTATTGGAGTACAAAGCACTAACGCCTATACCTACGTTACTAGTGCCTGACGAATTATTTGACAAAGCATTAAGACCATAAGCGCTATTGTAACTTCCCGTACAAGTGCCAGCAGACATAGCGCCTTGACCAACTACTGTGTTGTTACTACCTGTTGTACCCGCATAAGTGTATGCACCAATGGCTATGTTATTTGAGCCAGTAGTGTTTTGGTACATTGTCTGCATACCTACAGAAGTATTCAATGTTCCTGTGCTGTTTGAATATTGAGATGTGTACCCTACTGCTGTGTTGTTATTGGCTGTGCTGTTGGCTTGTAACGCCCACATTCCAATGGCTGTGTTATATGAGCCAGTTGAATTTGTGTATAAAGAAGCCGCACCAATAGCGGTGTTATAACCACCAGAAGTATTGCTATTTGAAGCATTTGTACCAAAAGCGGCATTGTATGCACCAGTATTAGTAACCGCCATAGCACCATTACCAACAACAGTTGCAGTAGATACAGAACCACCACCCTTACCAACAGTCAACCCGCTGATAGTCGCATCACTTGTTGAAAGTAATGTACCTGAGTTAGTGGTGATACCACCTGTACCGTCTAAGACCATTGACATTACTTATTCTCCAATGCTTCAATACGAACAGTTAATGCGTTGATTATTGCCTGTTGTTCTTGAATGGTCTGTGCCATATCAGTAACATTTGTGTTTTGATTAGGAACAATCACAGGTGGATTATCAAGATAATCTAAATGATGACTAACAAGGTCGGGTATTTCCGATTCATCAGAAGCACAAACAACATTAAAATTAATATCTTCACCATTATATTTGGTGGTAATATTAAACATTAAATTTTGACCTTCTACTGGAATTGATGTATATTTCATATTACTTTTTACGCTCCAGGACGAGTTCTGACAAAGAAGAAACCAAATGTGGAAGTAGAACCATAATTATTTGTCCAACGATAACCATTAATTGATGATTGGTAAACAAAAGTACCTACTGTTCCTGTAACAGAACTAACATTCACAACAGCGCCGCCTCCGCATATATAAACTGTTAAACCACCATTTGTCCAATTATTTACAACGAGCATTCCAGAAGCAGCAGAAAAATCAACAGTAC